GTGGCAAACATGTTGGTCGGAAAGACTCCTGGCCACACGTACCTTCTGGCCTCTGGCCCCGCCTATCATTGCGGTCAGGGTGGGCCTTGGGATTTCGCTGGCATCCCTGCCGGTAACAGACCGGACATGCTTTTCGGTGTAGAGATAGATGATCCCGGTGCGTACGGGAAGAACACACTGACTGACTATCAGGTCGCTAACTCGGGGAAGATCTCAGCAGCACTGTACGACTTCTTCGGCTGGACTGATGAGCGTTCCATCGGAACACACAAGTGCTGGACAGACTTGTGTCACACGGGTGCATCGAAACCTGGAAAGAACCTTGGTCGCAAGAACGACACCCATGATGGTCAATGGCGTGAGTTCCCTGGATCAAACATCGCTCAGCCTTACAACGCCCCCTACTGGCGGGCTCTGGCTGACCGATATCGGCATGAAGATTCCGGCACTTGGGATGGAACGATCCCGTTCCGCTCAACCGCTAAGGCTGCCCAAGATCAGGGCACAGCGAACAAGGCCGCCTGGCGGCTTGCCTGCCGACTATACGACCTCGGCTACAAGAACAAGCCTGCCGCCAAGAACGGAAAGCAGACGTATCCAACGTCTTCCGTGAAGGCATTCAGGGTCGCTCAGGGATGGCCTGCGGGGCAGGGTGCCCCGTCGAGGGCTGCATGGCGGCGCATCTTCGGTGCCGACAAGCCATAGTTTGTAACATCACACAAATAGATTCGGAGTGACACATGTTCTCTAAGCCTTTCTGGATGGCCGCCTTGGAGCGGGCCATCCGAACCTTTGCTCAAACCGCTGCTGCATTGATCGCTGTTGACGTAGCCGTTTCCGTGATCGATATTGATTGGCCATATGTGGCTGGGGTATCTGCCACAGCGGCGATCTTGTCTCTCCTCACGTCCATGACCGCTGATCGAGTGGGAACCCCTGGTCCGTCGTTTGGCCAAGAAGCAGAGATGCGGAAGTGACTCTTTGGGGAAATCTCTTTGTCTGACAGTTTGGGTGGGTAGATGTCACAAGATGAGGGGGTTTCATGGGTGTTACTTCAAGTGAAGTGATCGCTGCGTTTCTGGGCTTACTGGTTGCCCCGATACTGGCCACTGTCACGTGGCGTCTCTACCGGAAGAAGCACGCCGCCGAGACTGAATCACACATTGCTTCAGGGGCAAACTTTGCAGTAGATGCCATGTTGAAAGTGTTGGAGCAGTTGCGTCAGGAGGTCGCTGACTTAACAGTTGAGGCTGAATTACTACGTGTGGAAAATAGTCGTCTGCACTCTGAGTTGTCACTACTGAAAGACATGATTAAAGAACTTGGAGGCAACAAGCATGAAGTGGGACGTTGAAATAGGTGGACTGCCATTCCTTTTTGCCACTAACCAGCAATCACCCTACCGTCGTGAGACGGCAGAGTTTCGTCGTCAGCGCATCGACCAGGAACGTGAGACTGGGGAGCAGTCCTTGGACTCTGGGTATTGGCTAAGGTCGCAGGCATCCTTCCATTTCGGTGCAGGACTGGAATCCGCCGAACCCCTGGGTGTGTCGCCCGACGAGGCTCGCTTTCGATTCGCTCGTTCAAGAGGTCTCGATCCCTGGACAGCCGGAAGCCTCACCCTTCTCCGAGATACGGAGACGGCCATCTCAAACACTTCCATAGCCACACAGGGATGTCTTGGACTAGATGACTCCATCGCCTACTTCCGGTCCAGCACCTTCTCGCTTTTCACTCCGGGTGTTGGTGAAGAGTCGGTGACCAACGGAACCACTGGGGAGATTAAGTCTCTAACATCGACGGGCTCAACGGCCTGGGTTGCAACGGCGACCGAGTTGGCCGAGTTGGCTACTGGGCCACTTACCTTGGACCCGGTGTACAACGGTGGAACGCTCATCAACTTCGCCAGGTGGGTAAAGCAGCGAATCCTGGTCGCTGATTTAAACAGCCTTATCGAGGTAACGGACCTGTCCCCGGTGGCCGCTCCGGCATCCCTGCCTACGGCCTACTACTCTCACCCGGACCCGGACTGGCGCTGGTCTGATGCCGCCGAGGGCCCATCCGGCATCTACGTGTCCGGTGCGTCGGGATCTCAGTCGGCCATCATGCTCATCACGGCGACAGAGAATAGTGGAGCCTTGGACTTGGGGGTTCCGATAAACGTGGCAGAGTTGCCACGGGGCGAGATCGTCAACACGATCTACTCCTACCTGGGTACGTACCTGATCGTCGGTACATCTAAGGGCGTGCGGGTTGCACAGACTCGTACCGATGGGGGCCTCGTCCTTGGCCCCCTCCTGATTGAGACTAACGGCACGTTGGATTTAGGTGGCATGGACTTCGTTGCTATCGGTCGGTACGTGTGGTGCGCGGTCGGCAACAACGAACGAGAAAGCCTGTGGAGAATCGACTTGGGTACGCCTCTGGACGGTGACTTGAGGTTTGCAGTCGCTTCCGACTTGGACGGCTCCATCGGGGAATCTTCAGGAGAGTGCGTGTCCGTCACGTCACTTTCAGGGAAACTGTTTTTTACTGTCGAAGGTGTCGGCCTACTAGCGGAGGCCGAGGAGTTTGTGACCGAGGGTTGGCTGGAGACGGGCCGCATTCGGATGGGCACATTGCAGCCGAAGGCTTGGCGCGAACTCACAATCATGAGGGAGCCTTCACCTAAGTATGTGGACAGTATGGAGATCCGTGTTTACACGTCTGATGATGAGGATGGTCCCTGGTCGTTGGCTGTTTCGATGGGTCCGTCGGACCCGGTGGATACACGGTCAGAGCAGGGGACCATTGTGTCTCCAACTCTGGGACCGGACTTGAATGTCCGTATCGAGATGCAGCCGAACCTGTCTGGTTCGGGCTTGAGGTTAACGTCACCTATCTCTACCGGGTATCAGGTGTCAGCGATTCCCGCCCCTGACAGGTCCCGTCTTCTCTCTGTGCCGATTGCGTGCTGGGACTGGGAGCAGGACCGCCAGGGCCAGGTCACAGGTAGGAGTGGTTATTCCTGGGAGAGACTTTCTGCCTTGGAAGCACTGGAGTCTGGGGTGGCTACTGCTACTTATACTGACTACACGACTGGTGAGCAGGAGACTGCTTACATTGAGCGGGTGTCGTTTACACGACTGACTCCCCCGTTCCGTGGGGAAAATAACGCTGGTGGCGTTGCTACTGTTCTACTACGCCTAGTCAGTTCATGACCCTGTAAGCCACGTTAACGGACTAAAACAAGAAGCCCTCCCCTAACCAAGGGAGGGCTTCTTCGTTCGTTAGGGGGCCCTTACGGCCCCGTTAAGGATATGTCTGGGTCGTCTGGAAGGTCAACGATCGTGAATCGTGCCCTCTTAGAAGGTCTTCCCCTATTCGCTGGGCCCTTAACCTTGCTCGGATACAGAACGCTGGAGCATCCTGAACACAGATCCACCTCCCACGTGTCCTCACCATAAGTGATCGCGTACGTGCCAGCAGACGTGTCCGAACACTTATCGCACACGAGCATGACTACCTTCATGACTACCTCCCACCACTCGCAGTCCACCGCCACTGACCATACCTGGGAACAGTGGCTTGCCTGCGATCATCTCATTCCGTTGAGTGCGCTCCAAGCCCCACCCGATGTAATGCTCCGTGACCTTCGTGGACTTATGGCCACACATAGAAGCCACTCGCAGCAGGGCTGAGTCATAGCCCTGATCTCGCAGGCTGTCGGCCAGTGCCCTGGCCCCTGACCTTCGCAAAGTATGGGCACCTTCCCCAGAGAAAGACACGCCTATTCCCTTAAGGGCCCTCTGCACGGCCCTGTAGGGCTTAGATTCCATCGTGTATGGCCTGAGTGCTGACATCACTTTTGACTGGACCAGACGCCCGTCAGGGCCTTGCACCCACAGGTCAGGGTTCTTCGCTGGTGCGAGGTACCACTCAGGAAGCAGGACTCCCTGGTTGTCCCGGTAAAAGTTCAACCACCTGGCCATCTCCGTGGCCAACTCACTGGACACCGGAAGCACATCCTCGTCATGAGTCTTGTGTCGGGTAATCTTCAACTCACCACGAGAGAAGTCAAGATCCCCTATTCGCATCGTGGCTATCTCTGATCCACGACAAAAGGTGAACAGGCCTAGCGCACAGATTGCTCGGTCACGGGGGTGCGGGGCAGCGTCCAACAGTTCCGCGAAACGCTCCACTGGGAGCCTCAGTTTGTCCACGTTCGTGGACGCCTTCTGGTTATTCCACATCTCTGTCGGGTCGTAGTCTTTCGCCATAAACTTGCGGAGCCGACACCACTTAAAGAACGACCGGATGTTTTGGAGGTACAGGTTCCTGGTGCGGGCAGCCCAGGCTGCCGTAGCGAACAGCCGGTCCACGTAAGTGTCGTCGATGGTGCCGACATAGACATCTCCCCAGGTCCTCAAAGCCTGGTTGAGCACCTGACGGTTGTTTTTTATCGTGGAGTTGGCGAGGTTTCTGGCAATGAGGTGGTTTAAGTATTCTTCGGTAGCCTCACTGAGCCTTTTTGTCTTCATGGTATAAGCCCTTCATCTCGGGAGGTGGTCTGTGTTGTTTGTAACCGTATCACACGTGACGTGGTAACACACACCAAAACCCCGGATACTGGGGGTAGGGTTCAAATCCCCCTCCGGACACTGACGTGGGAAACCACGGGCACTATTTTAATGTAACGAGACCACCTAATAATCCTTACTTTGTAATTGGACTTCCTTCCCCCAATGGGTTACATTCGTTGCGTTAATCGAGGGGGACGACAGGAAGGGAAATCAGATGTCTCGTCCACAAATACTACCAAACAGTGATGAACTACTGGCACTAAGCAAACAAGGGCTCACCCATCAGGAGATAGCAACCCGTATCACAGACACGACTGGGTATCAGGTCACCCGATCAGCGGTGTCGGTAGCACTACACCGAGCCGGACTGGTCGATCCTAAAGAGCGGTACCAGGATGAGATTCCTTGGAGCCTCAGCGGGAAAGACCTCAAGTCATACCCGGTCAGGATGCTTCGCCTACTCGCCCGCCAGAGGCGAGGCTTATCCCTCACGGTTGAGGAAGCACACCGGCTTCAGAGTTGGTTGCTTAAGATGGAGGAGAACAAGGCTGTGGTCGCATTCGACCCAGACCAGAACCCATCTATCTTCTACGTGATGCGTCGTCCAGAAGACGACCCTGAACTTCCGATCAGGAAAGAACGTGTGCACGTAAACCCTCAGAAATAACTGTTTAAACCAAGTAAAGACTAGAGCCCCCGACCTTGAGGTCGGGGGCTCTTTCTATCGCGGTTGACTCTGAGGGAAAGGTCTATAAAAAAGTTAAGCCTAGATGGGAAGGCCCTTAAGGGCCTTCCCTAGGATCTCTACTTAAGTACCACTCGCTAGGCCCCGGCTAAGGCCGGGGCTTAACCCCACCAAGGTCAACTACCACGAAAGTCAAGTGCTCTTAAGACATATTGTAACAGACACCAAGCCATATCGTCGGCGGCTAGCCTGAGTGTTTCACTCTTTCTTGAGAAAACTTGAGATAATCGCGCTAGATTGTTTTAAAATAGTTTGAAACGTAGCGCAAAGTGCGCGGGATGTGGGGATATCATGGGGTACGTTACTCAAATGCAGACATCGGCCAAGGTACATGTGGTAGAGACGGCAGACCTGATCATCATCACGGCAGGCGAAGGCTGGACTGAGGAAGAGTGGGAAGCGGCAGTCCCCGAGGAAGTGCTAGAGCAACTGGCGGGCGACTGGGATTACGTTGTCGAAGTTGAGGAAGACGGAACCACAACCGATGTCTGGATCATGTCGAAAGCGACAGCATGACTAGCCTCAAAGATCTCACAGGCTCACAGAGCCTGTCGTACTCAAGCCTAGACACCTTGCTCACGTGCGGTGAGAAGTACCGGCTAACCAAGGTTCTCGGTGCACCACAGTCGGATGCGTGGTACCTATTCGGTGGGAGTGCAGTGCATGAGGCCACGGAATTGCTCGATAAGAATGAGCAGGAAGATCCCGCGAAAGCCTGGGAGATTGCCTGGGCGAAGCAGATGGAGCGGGTCGCTGACGCAAGCAAGGTGCGTGCAGCGGGTCGTGCCACGAAAGCAAACCCCAACAAGGAAGACCAGGAATGGTGGAGTAAGGCTGGCCTAGAGCAAGTCAAGGGCTGGCGCGAATGGTTAAAGGATAAACAGGCGCGAGGGTGGACGTTGATGGAAGTTGAGGCTTCCTTCGAGGTCACCTTCGGTGACACGTCAGTGCGTGGATTTATTGACCGCGTGTTTGTAACTGATACCGGCGAGACCCTGATCCTAGATCTTAAGACCGGTGCACGTCAGCCACAATCGACCGTGCAACTGGGTGTTTACCGGCAGGGCTACTTGAAGACCACCGGGACCGACTCATTCCTGGGAACCTACTTCATGACCCGCAGCGGTAAGGCCGACTACGAGCCGACCATCCACTCACTGACCCACTACACGGAAGACATGCTGGGTCGCTGGTACGACCGTGCCAAAGCCATCGTGGAAGCGGGGCTGTTCGTGCCCCATGTGGGGCCACTGTGCCCGTCCTGCTCCGTCGCACCGTACTGCGAAGCAGTTGGGGGAACTCCCCCCACACGTTCTTTTAAATAAGTAACTGACACCTAGGAAAGGAACAATCATGAGTGCACCAGAATCAACGGCGTACCAAGTGAACTACAAGACTCCCAGCGGCGGCCTGCTCAACGTGTATGCCACCAATGCAGAAGAACTAAGCGAGATGCTGGATGCCTTTGAAGCCCTAATCCCGAAGATCGTCGCAGTTGAATCGCTGATCGTGGGCGCAGGGAACGTCGCCAAGGCTGGTGCTCTCGCACCTCCCACACAGCAGGCCACGGCAACAGTGCAAGCACTACCCGACCATGCTCCCGCCCCCACTAACGACGCAGCGGGCCCTTTGTGTGAGCACGGTGAGCCGATGAAGTTCATCCCGCCCGGAATCTCCAAGGCCGGTAAGCCTTACCGGGGATTCAGTGTGTGTGCTCGCCCCCGCGAGCAACAGTGCGCCAAAAAGATATCAGCCTGACCCGTCCTGCGTTTAAACACACCGAGGAGGTGAGCAATGCGGAGGTTTCACCAAACTGTCCTGGTCCCTGACCGGGAAGTTGTGACCGTACCCAACATGTTTCCCGCACTTGCCGCCCGTGGGGTGGGTCTACGATCCGGCGAGATCACGCTGATTGCAGGCCCACCCGGTGCGGGTAAGTCAACGATTGCACTCGCACTTGCAGTGCGTTCAGGTGCACCCACCCTGTACATGAGTGCAGACTCCACGGAGAACACTCAACGTGTGAGGCTGCTGGCCATGCTGCTTGATATTGATCAAGCCGAAGCCGAACAGGCAATGACTCAGGATCGCGCATGGGCATCAGAAGTCCTGGCGCAAGCGTCTCACATCGTGTGGGATACACGGTCCAACCCGTCGCTGGAACACATTGAACTAACCATCGAGGCGTTCCGTGAAGCACAGGGCGAAGATCCTCACCTCGTAATCATCGACAATGCGGGAGACGTTGCGTTCGACTCAGGTGACGAGTTCGGCTCTCTACGAACACTCATGCGTGAACTGCGTTGGTTCGCCCGCGATACAGCGGCAGCATTCGTTGTGCTGCATCACACCCGTGAGGGCGAAGGTAACCCCGCTCCCCCGCAGTCATCACTGCACGGAAAGATCTCGCAAGTTCCTGCGCTGGTGTTGACGTTGACATCCACGGCGGAGCCGGGATTCATGGGAGTGGCAGCGGTAAAGAACAGGTACGGCAAAGCATCACCCGGTGGCACTGACCCCGTGTGGCTGCGTTACGACCCAGCCAACATGCAACTGGTTGACCTTGATGAGGTGCCCTATGAGTAACCCATCGAAGCGTAAAGGCTCGGCCTGGGAGATCGCACTGCGTGAACACTTCCTTGACCATTCCATTGCAGTCAGACGAAACCCGATGAACGGTGCTCAAGACATCGGTGACCTGAGTGTAGAGATCAACGGAGTGCATTACGTTATTGAAGCGAAGGCAACGAAGGCGATAGACCTACCTGGGTTCCTCAAGCAGGCCGAAGTTGAAGCCAGGCACTACGCCAGTTTAAACAGGCTGGAAGAAGCACGGCCCCTGGTCGTAGTGAAGCGTCGATCTCATGGGGTTGA